CCTCTCCGCAAACCGTCTCTGAGAATAGCCGAGGGCCTTCCGGGTGAGCTTCAGTTCTTCCGGGGTCATACGGCCTCCGTCTCTCTGAGGTGGATGTCATCGGCCATGAAAAGGTAGGCGTCTACAGACTTGGAAATATCACAGACAGCGACCATGCCGTTGCAGTCAGGTGAGTGCCCAAGGATTTTCTTCCCGTCGAAGAAGTACGGAAAATCCAGGTGGGTGTTAATGGACGGGCGTCCGTCCGTGTAGTGGACCGTCACCGGCGAACCGGCCGGGACGACGTGTGTTCGAGGGTCTCGGCTTTTTATCCCCATACGACCCCCTGGTAGTAAATGTTCATGCGATTGGCAAGGCGACGTCCGACCTCGTAGATACTATGCTCAGTTGTTGAGCCTTTGATCTTTTTGGCGTCTTTGTAGGTTGCCAGGTAAATCGCCGAGTTAGCGATTTGTTTGGACTCTTTAAAAACGGGTTCCCGTTCTTTGTTGTTCATATCAATTTCCGATTGAGGTTGAATGGATCTGCCATCATCAGGCCCAGGCGATCAGTCCTGGACGACGCCCCCGGAGGGGTGTTTCGGCTAAGAAAGAAAGTTTAAAAAATTTGCCATTTGATTGATTGCTTTTTTAGCACTATTGACATTCCCATAAACAAATGCGGAACGGTTTTTTTGAAGTGACTTTGGGAAGAAATAAATATCCCATCTGCCAATATCATCCTGCCGAAATGCTTGGGCAAATTTTTCACCGTCTAATTTTGCGATCAGGTGACCATCTAAGTTTTCAAAATCACATTCATGCCCTGCATTGATCAAAATTGCTTTGTCTAAACTTTTAATTCTCATAATTACCTTCCCGATTGAGGTTGTTGTGTTACCGAAGTGTTAATAAATTAGAACATTTGTTCTAAATTGTCAACACTAACCAAGAAAAAAAGTGCATTTCCCTACTTTTAAGTGAATTTTTTTTGATTTTCCTCGAAATTTTAGGGTATGCAAACAGAAACAACCCTGGACCTCGAGGAAGGTCTCCCCTTCGAGCCGATGGACGACATCGACTTCGAGGGGTTCGTAGGCTCATTAATCTCCGAGGCGGTTGACTACCAGGACAACGAACTTTCTGCGGTCCGCTCAGACCTCGCCGACCGGTATCATGGCCGATTCTATGGGGACGAATCCGACGGACGTTCCCAGGTACGGGACCGGTCCATCCATACCGCCGTAGGTCAGGTCCTCCCCGCCCTCTTGCGGGTATTCACAGGATCCGAACGCCTATTGGAATTCCAGGCCCAGGACCCCGGTGATGTCGGGCTTGCAGAACAGGCCACCGATATCGTCAACCATATTTTTCAGGAAGAGTGCGACGGCTTTAAAGTCCTGGCGGACGCCTTCAAGGATTCCCTCGTCAAGAGGATGGGCGTCGTCAAGTATTACTGGGACGACACGCCGGAGATCAAGGTCGAGGCCTTTACCGCCTTAACCGAACAACAAGTCCAGGTCCTCCTCGGCGAGGACGACGTCGAGGCAATTAACGTCAGGGCCTATCCTGACCCCGACGCCCCCGAGGAGGGCATACCACTCCCCGACGGGACTGTTCAGCCTCCGCCAAATCTTCACGATGTATCGATCCGACGGGTTACCTCAAAAGCAAAAATCCGAGTAGAGGCCGTCCCCCCGGAAGAATTCATCTATTCCCGGGACGCCAAGTCCGTCGAGGAATCCGACTTCATCGGACACCGTTCCTATAAGACCGTCAGCGAACTGGTGGCGATGGGATACGACCGAGACCTGGTGGAGAGTCTCTCAGGGACCGACGACAAGTTCGCCATTAACACGGAGTATCTCAGTAGACACCCAAATAGCACGGGCCGAAGAAATAACAACGTCGAGCCTGGCTCACGCCTCGTCCAATACATTGAGGGGTATTGCAGGATCGACCGAAACGGAGACGGTCACTCTGAGCTATTGCGGGTGTGTTCGATGGGTAATGGGTACGAAGTTGTTCATGATGAGCCATGTAATGAGATCCCATTCGCCGTATTCGTCCCCGATCCAGAACCCCACTCCATAGAGGGGCTCGGGATTGCGGACCTAGTACAAGACCTCCAGCGGATCCGCACGGTCATAATGCGGAACACGCTTGATTCCCTGGCGATGTCGATCCACCCCAAAACCGTGGTCCTGGAGAATGCGATCCCGGAAATGGACGACGTCCTCAACTCGGAAATCGGATCCATCATTCGAGCCCGTCAGCCCGGGGCCGTCCAGCCCTTGTCCACGCCCTTCATAGGAAATCAAATCCTCGGCGTATGGGACTGGCTCAGAACTGAAGAGGAACGCCGTACCGGAGTGACCCAGGCCTCCCAGGGGTTAGACGCCAGCCACCTTCAAAGCACGACCGCCCAGGCGGTTGATCTTATGTCCAGGTCTTCGATGGCCCGGGTCGAGATCATAGCCAGGCAATTCACCGAGAGGGGCCTGAAAAGGGTATTCAAGGGTATTTATGACCTATTGAGGCGACACCAGGAGAAGAGCCGAATGGTCCGACTCCGAGGCGAGTATGTTCCCATTGATCCACGGTCCTGGACGTCTCAGATGGACGTCAAGGTATCGATGCCTCTTTCCGGCGTATCCGACGCCGAGCGGATGGCCTACCTGACCGGGGTGATCCAACAACAAAAAGAATTTATCGCCCAGATGGGTCCAGACGGCCCACTCGCAAACCTGGGGAACTTGTACACGTCTCTGACCAAGATGGCCGAACTGGCGGGGTATCAAGACTCCGGACAATTTTTCCGGGATCCGGCGACCTTTCAACCGCCACCGCCTCCACCTCCTCAACCGACACCCGAGGAAGTTTTCCGGCAAGCTCAGACCGAACAGATCCAGGCCGAGTTGGCGATCAAGCAGGCCGAACTGGATTTGAAACGTCAGTCGATGCTGATGGACGACGACCGAAAGAGGGACGAAATGGAGGCCGACCTGAAACTGAAGGCGAAGGAACTAGAGCAAAAATATAAGACCGAAATCGACGAGCAGGCGATCCAGGACTCGATGAATACACCGAGAACGCCTGTCTAAAATTGTCGAAAAATGACCATTTTTGACGTATTTTTTTGTCAATAAAATGAAATACTTACAGAGTTAACTTGTCAAGATTCGATTTATGCGTCCTACCCTACAGGGGATCTATAAAAAATCGATTCTCAGCAATTAGAAAAAATTGTCAATTTTTAACAAGTATTTTCAGAGAGTTACAGTGACCAACGAAGAGCAAGCAGAGAGGGCCAGACGGGCCCAGGAACTCCTCGAGGATCCACTGATTAAGGAGAGTTTTGACTCCCTCGAGTCAACTTACTTGTCCGCCTGGAGAGATTCCAGACCGGGAGAAGAACTTGAAAGGGAGGTTTTATGGCAAGCCTGGTTCGCCCTGGACGCCGTTCGTCAACACCTTAACCAGGTGATGCAGAACGGAAAAATCGCCCGGGACGCACTAGATAAACTTAAACGAAAACAAAAATTATGACTGAATCGACAAGCCCCCTCGGGCCCGATGACGCCACATCGAGAATCGCCCAGATACTGAACCCCTCCCCCCCGGAGGAAAATATGTCAGTGACTGAGGAAGAATCTCAACTCGAAGAGAATGAATTCGAGGCCGAATACGACGACGACCAGGTCGAAGCCGATAGTGTCGAGCCTCCCAGGTTTCGGGTCTTAAACCCCGACACCGGGCAGGAAGAATACTATACCGGCGAGGAACTGGCGGACGGATGGATGAGGCAAAAAACATTCACCCAGAAGACTCAAGCTCTTGCAGAACAGAAAAAGGAAATGGAGGCCGAACGGGCCAAAGTTTCCCAGGAACGAGAACAGTACCAGGCTGGACTTCAGCAATTCTTGTCTCAACCTGAACCACAACCTCCCTCGGAGGAACTGTTCGAGTCTGACCCCCTAGCCTATATGAAGGCGAAGGACGACTTCAGGGACCACCTAGCCCAACGACAACAGGCCCAGGCGGAACTCCAGAGAGTCGAGGGGGAACGGATGCGAGAGGCGAATCTGCAACGTCAGGAGTACCTCCAGCGGGAATCGGAGAAACTCGCCGGCTTGATACCTGAGTGGCGTGACGAGACCGTCGCCCTGAAAGAAAAACAGGCTATCAAGGAATACGGGTTGAGTATCGGATATTCCAGCGAGGAGATGGATTCCATAGGGGATTCAAGGGCCGTCGCCCTTATGAGGAAGGCCTTGTTGTTCGACTCCATGACGCAAAAAGGACAAACAAAATTAAGACAGAACCCGGAGGGGGTCCCGATGTTGAGGGCCGGAGGCCAACAACCTCAGAGACGTGTCTCCGAGTACAGAAAAGCAAAACAAAGATTATCAAAAACAGGAAAACCAGATGACGCCACCAGGGCGATCTCTGAACTACTGAAAAGGAGTGCTTAATGACTAAAATTACTAATGCATATGATAGTTACGTCACCACGGGGGCGAAGAATGAAATAAAAGAGGATCTCGCAGATATCATCTACGAAATCTCACCGGAGGCAACGCCCGGAATGCAAGCCATTGGAACCCGTGACGTCACCCAGCCCAATTTTGACTGGTTGGTCCAGTCCCTCCCGAGTGCATCCGGAACCGGAGTGCTTGAAGGTGATGTGATTGCCAGGCAAGCATCGACCGGTACGACCCGTCGAGCGAATCAGTGTGTGATACTCACTAGAAACGCCACAATCACGGGGACTACCATGGCCTCAGAAACTGCAGGCTATGCCGATGCCATGGCTCATCAAATGCAGTTGATCGTCCGGGCCCTCAAGACTGACTTGGAAACGGTTCTCTTCGCCAAGACGGCAAAGAACACCGGGAACGCCACCACAGTCAGAACGACCGCCGGTTTTTCATCCTGGCTGACCTCAAACAAGGTCCTCGGATCCGCCGGTTCCCCGGCCGTCGCCACCGGAGATGGTTCTGATACCATCACCGACGGCACGAAGAGGGCGTTGACCAAGGCCCACATCAACTCGGCCATGCAACAAGTTTTCGGGAACTCCAGCCAGTTACCGACACTCCTCTTATGCGGACCCTTCAACAAAGCCAAAATTGGTGCATTT